GGGCGCTGCCTTTGAGTACGTCTACGGTGACGAGATCACCACATGGGACGAAGGCGTGTTCCAGATGCTGAAAAGCCGCCTTTCCTGCCCCCACTCCCATTTTGACGGCACCTGCAACCCGGAAAGCCCCACTCACTGGTTCAAGAAGTTTCTGGACAGTGACGCTGACATCTACTGTCAGGCGTATACCATCGACGATAACCCTACACTTCCGGCCCAGTTCGTGGCCGATCTGAAAAAAGAATACACCGGAACGGTCTACTATAACCGCTTTATCTTGGGGCAGTGGATGGCCGCCAACGGCGTGATCTACCGCCTGCTGGCCGACAGCCTTGCCGCCGGAGATGGGCGTTTTTTCTGGCCTGTGGACAAGCCGCTGCACCCGTGGCGGGTGCGTATCGGCGTGGACTTTGGCGGCAACGGGTCCAAACATGCCTTTGTGGCAACGGCTATCCTGCCGGGCTATTCCGGCGTGGTGGGGCTGGCATCCCAGCGCATCGACCCTGTGGCGCAGGATGCCGACTTTCTGGCCGACCGGCTGCTGGAGTTCTGCATGGCTGTCTTTGCCCGCTGGGGCGAGATTCAGTACATCTTCTGCGATTCCGCAGAGCAGACGCTGATCAACCACATCCGGGCCCGGCTCCGG